GGAGTGTTTCACCATAAAAGTGTCGAGCCTGTTTTGTGGGGGCCGACATGCGATGGCATAGGTGATGAGGCAGTCTTCTCGGGCAATCCCGGCCTCTGCAAGTGCAAGCTGAATCTCCTGCCCAGCGGGGCCGACAAAGGGCCTACCCTCAAACTCTTCGTGAGTACCGGGCGTGTCGCCTATGATGGCGATGCGGTCGCTAGAATGTGTCTCAGCCAACACGGGCGTAAACTTGTTTTCAGTCCGCCAATGTTTTCCGAGTGAACACAGTCCACACTTTGCGCCTTCGATATTCACCGAGCACCTCAAAAGAAGAAAAAAAGAAGCAGGCTATGTCCCGGCCTGCCAGCGGTGGTGGGGAGCAAAAGAAAGAAAACCCCACGGTATACAGGAAACACGAAAACAAAACAAAAAGCGTGCTACCCGATAGACCACTGACTAGTCAGCGAGAAAGTCAAAATCCTCAACAGCCTTGGTTTCAGCGGCTTGAGAAACAGGCTTCCCGGCCCCGTTACTCGTTTCCACTTCCACGTCTTGAGGCGTGAGATTAGCGACCTCCTGCATCTGAGTATAGCGGCTCTTCCCATAAAAAGTATATTTCGGGTAAGAGCCCATGACTGCCTTACCGTTGCTATCCATTTCAGGGGGAACGTAGTTAAAGTAGACTGTCTTCCCAGCCAACTTCTCGAAAGGAATTTTGCTCTTTCCAGCAAGCTTCGATTCGGGCACACCTGCGGAAAGCAGGAACGCTTTGACGAAAGGCATTGAAGCTGCGGAGGACGTGTTGAAAGAATCCTTGTGGCGAACGCCATCAGTCATCATGTACACGTACAAACGGCCAGAGTCGTCGAAGTAACTAAACTCCACAATCTGTGCTGTGTGCAGTCCAGCTTTGAGGTAGCCAATGCCACCGGTAGCGGCGCTAACGCCTGTAAAATCAAGTTCGATATTGAGTTTTTCCATTGTATATCACCATACGTCTTGGGTTGAATCAACGAACATTTCGTCGATGAGGTTATCGCGGGAATTCCGAATCACTGCCCTATGCAGTGCATCTTGCAGAACCCAGCGGATATGCTTTGTATCTTTCTTGCCTTCGAGTTTCTTGGCGGCAGCTTTAAGTGTTTCTCTCCACTCTTCGATGCCCTCTGCCAATACACTCACGGCTAAACTTTCTGCGGTTTTCTCCATCCACTCCATCCCCTTCGGGCGGGAGACTTCGTACCCAGCAGCGCGGAGCGCCTCCCCAAGATTCATCGGGGCAGGGTCAGGGAAAATACTCAACCGGTCACCACGGATATTTTCTTTGTCGGGGCCGGTGCGGAGAACATATTTCCAGGGGGCAGCAGTCTCATCGTACTCAACTTGAGCGACTACATCTGCAAAGGCTGAAAACTGTTCGGGCAGTTGGCCTGGAAGCTTGGGCCCACCACGTACATACTTACCAGAAGAAACTCGAGCAGGGGTATAGTGGCAGTTGAATATAACGTGCGTACCTTTCTCATTCGCATACCGGGCAGCGTCACGGACAAAGAAAACATCTGCTCTAAGCTGGCGCCACATATCACCGAAGCTGTGGGTTTTTTCTAGTTCACCAATCGTGACTTCTGCAAGTAGAGAAAAGTCATCGACAACGATGGTCGGGTATTTCTCACAATTCTGTTCAATAATGACTGCAGCCTCTTTGAGAGTCTTAGCCGAGCGTACTTCGATGTTCTCGATGCCCAGGTAGTTAGTCAATGGTAGTAGTCCACCACCTTGGGCAATAAAGAGGCCAGCCGAGCCAGCGGCGCCGGTAGCGGTACTCTTACCAGTTTTAGACGGGCCGTAGATTACGGCGAAGATTCCTTTTTTCATGTTTCCTTCTTCTTTTTAGACTTCTTAGATTTCTTGCCGCAACTGCAGGGGTCACAGTTGCAAGTGACGCAGATTGTGATTTTGTTGTATTTCTCGCGGTTGGTCTTTGCCTTGACGACGCGGGTATTTCCATCCCCACTGCCGCCACCTTTAGACAAAGGAATTTTATGGTCAACGTGTGTCCCATCACCCACGGAAGCCTTACCCTCAGAGATAGCTTTTTGACGGGCGCGGTTGCGTAGCACACGCTGGTTCACTGTCTTCTGGTTGTACTTTTTCATGTACTTGTCTTTGTCTTCCTTGGACTTAAACGGCATCTTCTTTTCCCCACTGGCATAGTTCGAAAGCATCACACTTTCCGTATTTACCCCAGCACGTCTGGTCACTATAAACAGCGGGCCATTCCTGCGGAGGCTTACCTTCAAACATATCAACCATCTGTTCTTGCAGGGATAGGTTTTTAGCAAACCTCTTTACAGCATCGGGGGCAGGCTCCAGCGTTGTCCGGTCAAAGCCGAAAGGCTCGGACAGCTTCACTCGGTTTACGATTAGGCCACCAAAGTTTTTCCCCCATAGCTTCTTACCAAAAATGTAATACCCGAGAAACTGACCCGAGAGAATATGTTGGCGCAAAGTCTTGCTCTCAATGCGGTAGCAAGATTTGTGGTCAACAATCCAGTATTTTCCTGTCCCATCCTGAACAGCTAAGTCTGCGCGTTGTGTGAATAAGAATGTACCGTCGCCAGAAACCTTGGGTATCTGTGCCCGCAACTCTTCCTCCACCATCACGGGCTTCCAGTCGCAGTGCCGCCATCTGTTCTCATAAGCGCGGAGAGAAAGAATAATGGTAGGGACACTCACTCTCCACAATGCAGCTTCGTGTGCAGTGCCAGCCTTTTCAGCTTCAATCTCTGAAAGTGCGCGTACAGAATCTTCTATTGTCATGTAGGCTTCGGGGTCTTCGCCATTGTTCTCAGCACGTTTCCGTGCGTACAAGTGCGCCAATCCAATATGAAGAAGACTTCCCTTCACCAGCGGTTCTGAGCTTTTCCAAGTCAGGGCGCCACTCTCCCGCCACGCAAATAAACGGAGACAACGGGAGGCACCTTCGATGCGATGCCAACCACGTTCGGACGGTCCAGCATTTAATAGAATCTTATCAGCCATCACTCACCATCCTCAATGAGTACAGCTACAGAGCCTCCGTAGGGGTGTGGACAACGCAGGCGCAGGTCAACTGGCCTCTTGCAGTGTGGGCAGCAGTATTTCTTATCGTCACACGCTTTTGGGAAAGGTTCTTTTGTAAGCTGTGACCCATCTGACCATAGGCAGGGACTCATATACCTGTCCGCTTGCAAAGCAGCCCAATACTCGGAAAAGGCTTTCTTTTCCAGACATTTGTGTGCTGTGCATCGGTAGTTTTGTCCGAAGTGTATTTCACACAATGCCCGCAGTTGAGCCAATTCACCAAGAACATAGCTAGGCATGTTGCCGTGTTTATCTAAGGCGTGTTCTGTTTTTGTTTCGTACCACTCACTTAATTCATCGTAGAGTTTCAATACATTAGCAGCAGTCAACTCCATATCTTCTGTGGGCGTAGGCGGCTGAAAACTATCAGGCAAAAGTTGGTATCCCATCACTCACTCTCCCCGTGCCAAGCTTTGTCAAACATGCGGTCGGATTCTTCCCACGCATATTCCGCGCGTGTCCAACAAGAACATTTGAGCGAATAATCGCAGCAGGGGTTGTCCGCGCCGCCATCGTATGACGCGTTGTGTAGCCGGTCGATTTCTGTTGCTTCCGCGTGTCGATGCCTACGTCTGCGTTCAGGCACATGGGTTGCCATCATTAAAGGCCGCTTCCCATTAGACTGCTTCGCCAGGGCCCGTACACGCTGGGCTATCGTCTGCTTTTTATTTCTATCCTTGGGCAGAGTCTCTGTCGGAGGCTCATCCATAGCGTTCAACCAAGATGGAAGATTATCAACGCTGCGGTCTGGTTTATTTATCTGCTCATAGTTTTTCATTTCAACCAGCGGGGGCTTTACGTCGATGCGGACAGTTTTTCTCTTAGCACTCATTGTCCACCATTCCACTTTGCCAACTCACGCTTAGCGGCTTTTTCTGCATTTTTCTTCGTGGTGTAAGAACGACTAAAAACTGGTTCATAGGCTGGGGCTTCAACTTGAATAATATCCAAAGTCCAAAACTTCTTCGATATATCAAAAAGCCGTATTGTCTCAGAAATCACTGCTTTGTATCTCACGAACCACCCCCCTGAAACTCTTCATCGGCATCCAAGATGTCGGGGTTCATAGCGGCTTCGAGGTCGGGGGCATAGATTTCAGCGTTATCGAAGAAATCCATCAACTCGAATAAGAAATCGTATGCGGCCTGGGGGTCGTCGTAACCCCAATAGCGTCTAATGTTTGGCATGTTGTTTTTCCTTTTTTAAGTAAGACCTCGTACAGGGGTTCAAGGTCTATAAGTAGCATATCAACCTGTATAACAGGTGTCAAGGGGTCATGCTGGAAAAAGTGAAGATACCCTGTCCAGTAGGTCTTCTTCGCTGCCCGAAAAGGCACCTTCAACCTCCCTTATCACCTCATCCTCTGCCACCTCACCGACTGCCGGAAGCTTGTCCATCAGCAACTCGGCAACGTGTTCATCAACTGTTCCCGCTGCAATAATATATGAAATTAAAACAGGACGCTTCTGCCCCAGGCGGGCGAATCTACCTTCCCACTGGCCGATGGAGCGAGGGGTCCACGGAAGCATCACAAACAAGGCAAGGTCCGTGTCCTGCAAGTTTACCGACTCACCCCAGGCATCGCCCGTCCCAACGAGCACGCCGTACTCACAGGCCATGTATTCATGCCGGATGGTATCTCGCGCATCAGCAGACGTACCGCCATGAGAACACCAAACGGGCACATCAGGATGAAGCTTTTTTATGATGTCAGCACCGAGCCGTTCGCAATCTTTTCGGCGCCCAGTAAAAACGACTACCTTTTGTTTAGACATTATTGCAGTCTGCACCCGGTCTATCACATACTTCCGCTTACGCGAAGCCGCCTCTTGGAGCATGACTTCAAACATATTCTCTTTGTCTCGGGTTTTTCCCGCACGTTGAATATCTTGCCGAAAACTCGATGGGGCATTCT